GCTCCTCCTCAGGTGTTCACACCAATTCGGCTTTCGTCCATACGCTGATGAACCGGCCTTTGTTCGATGGCACAGTCGACCGAACGAATCCGATCTTTTTGAACCGGCGATCTGCGAACACATAAGCCAAGGCATGACCAGAGATGTTGCCAAGATGCTTTTCAGCGGCTTTCCGTAAGGAGTCCGCTGTCACATGACCAACACCGTGGCACAGGCCGAGAGCCAAGTCCCGAAGGTCAGTAAGGACGTGGCCGGGTACCGATCTGCTGGTATTCATATTCACCGTGATTTGGTGCCGGAGACCTTCCAGCATTCCGGCTTGTGTCTTCACCGTTTCCCGGAGTTCTTTGTTTTCGTCCTGCAGGCGACCAAGTAATTCAATGCGAAGGTCCGCCAAAATGTGATGAGTCGTATGGTAATAATGATGCTTGTTCGACTCCACTTTCTTAATGGCGTTTTGGATATGCCGGGTATGCATGTCCGCGATTTCCACAAATTGATAATTGTGCCGTTCTGATAAATACTTAGACATATGCTGTCCCTCCAACTCTAATGTTGATAATGATCACAACTACTTTATCGGCGTTCTCCGATAAAACTTGACTACCAATTTAATTTCAGGCCTAACTTCTGTGCAAAATTCCTCAAGTCGTCTTTCAACACGTCCTGCCAGCTGAGACTGGTTCGTTTTGAAGTCATCGCAAGCCGGTCATACCTGGTCTGAACATCCCGGCAGAATTCCGAGTCATGTCCAAGTGACTCCAATATATCATAGACCGGATACGCGTCTGCTGTCTTGTCTTCCATGTCAACCGTGTACCGGTCTACTGGGATCAGGCCACCAACAATACACTTATTCCCGGATGGTGTCAAGTACTTGCATTCCCCATCAACGAGACAAGGCTGCTTCTGTTCCTTTACATTTTGAACCATCTCATCAAATGTTTCTTGATTCGTTTTCATCGTGCATTATCTCCTAAGAAACAGAACCATCAATCCGGCCACTGAGACCACTCCGAAAATTGACACCATGAAAATCCCCAGGCCTTCAGATCCAAAGGCCAAATGAGCACCGAACGCAGCTAAGAGAACATACACCAGAGTCAGGAATTTGTCAACCGTCTCACTTAAGAAATCTTTTGTCCTTGAACACATAATCTCTCCTTATGGTAGTTTAACCTGGATTGCGTCAACACAGTCCTCAGCCGCTTCCTTGGCACTTGGAGATGGATCATCTCTAAACAGGGGTTTGCTGGCCTCTGCGTACGCTTCCAACGCAACATATTTTCCCAGGCGTTTCCAACATCGTTCAAATTCTTTCACGTACCTGGCTCTCCATTCCCGGTTCTTTTTACGCAGTGCGAGGACGCCCATCAGTCTGTCCCTCCGATTTTCATGTCCATATCATCGCATGCATCCATGATTTGTAATTCAGCACCTGAATACAACGCGGTAATCAGGAATCGTTTCAGGATCTTTCTGGCTTCCACTCTGGTATCAGCTTCATTTGGTGCCGTCTGTACCAGGAATACAATTTTGTTGATTGAGTCCTCATATAACATCGTCTGGTTCTCCTTCCCAATCATACATATCTTACGCTCCCTCTGCTGCTGAAGTGGGGCCGGTGACAGGATTCGAACCTGCAACATGAGGTTTACAAAACCCCTGCTCTACCATTGGAGCTACACCGGCCTATCGGTCAAATTTCTCAATGAGATAGATGGCCAATCCTGCCCCTATGGCCCATCCCAGCACTGCTGCTGCAAGTTGATAGATATCCATTATACGCCACCCTTTCCTAATCTTGTGTCAGGTGCCTCAATGACAGTAAGGAGGTAAGGCTACGATATCCTCCTACTCCCTCTGGAGGCGGATCCCATTTGTTTGTGACAGCATAGACTTTGTGATGGTTCTTGTCAAAACTATCCCACAGTATTTTCATGCCCTTCTCTGCTGTCCCTATTTTGGTCCACAGGCTGAGGTACATCGTTTTCCTCCTTCAACCATTCGAGGTTGAAATTCGGATCATTGGTAAACTTCACCACTGTCCAATCATTCTCGAACCGGCCTATTCCCACTTGAAAGGTGAGTTCCAGAGACCTCAGTATCGCATGATCAAGACCAATCATGATCACATCCCATATGTTACCATGCTGCTTAAGCTTGTTCAAGGCTCTCCTGGTGATTGCTGTTAGCTTGACTTTTCTCATCGATAGACCTCACTTCCTCCGACAAACACTGTCGAACTCACGAGTCCAATCACAATGTTCTTGAGTGACTCCATCAGGTTTTCTCCTTAGGTAATTTTCCCGGCCTCTGTTCCCGGAAGGGTACCCATTGATCATCTTCCCTCATTTCGACGACCAGGTTTTGAGGCTGCATTTGCCTCTCGACGGCCATGTCGACCGTTTCCTTGCCTTGCAACCGGGCAGCGGTTTCTTTCGCCCAGGATTGAAACCTGATCGTTCTCGCCATACGCACGAATGCACAACGCTTGTTCTGAGGCTGAGAATTGTATTCCCGGCCTTCTCCAATGGCTCCTGAAGGCTGATGAGTCACCCGGACTCCGGTCTCCACTTTATTTCGATTCTGTCCTCCATTCCCTCCAGTTCTGAAGGTATCGACATCGCAGTCGTGAATGGAGACACTAAACAATTTTTGTTTCAGTGCCGGAACTTCTGCTGGGTGTTTCTTCATGGCCAGACTCCCGTTTCCCACATAATGTACAGGCCCATCGTACCAGCTGTTAAGATAATACCAAACAGGCACAATGTCAAGGCCCCGTAGACGATCTTTTGTACGATATTGCTGACTGTTGTTGTATCCATCTGCATCAGAGGATATCCTCGTCCAAGAGGTCTCCGTTTTTAATCATCTCCCGTTCTTCCGCCAGTTCGTACGCCCGTTCAGAAATGTAGTCTGCTGAGATATCCCTTCGCAGGGATTCCTTAATGACCTCATCCAGGGCCTTCTCCGTGTTATATTGCTCATTCCGTTGATCGATTGTTCTGCCCATCGTTCTCCCCTTTCCTTTTCTCTTGCTGCATCAGTTTGTTGATAGATTCCAGGAACCCTTCCTCTATCGACTGAGACACCAGTTGTTCTAACGCGTGATTCAAATCCTCGGTCATCTGTGTTCCCTTTCTTTAGTCACTGAAGGCAATCAGGTTCAGCGGGATGGCTGAGAGGTCCGCTGCATCTTCCCGAGAGACCTTCGTGAGTTTGCTGCTGAGCAAGTCTTCAAACTTCAACCTCGCCGCAAGCTTCCGGTCTTGCTCATCCAGAATCTTTTTCCATTCCGCACCGGTTCCCGGTGTTTCGTGTAACTTGACCGGCCAATGGATACGCTCTTCCGTGTTCTGCAGGAGAATCGTCGCATCGTACATATACCAGACTGGTTCTTTCATGTCCATCTCCCCATTCGTTTAAATTCCGCCTGCAAGGACGTGGCACATTGCTCCAGATGATCAATGCAGGCTTCCATGGCTTCTTCCTTGCTGCTGTAATATCGGTCTGCAACCCTCTTTCCTTGATTCCCAATCCACACCGACGCGTCCCACTGCTGAGCTGTCTGCTGAAACAAATCAAGCCGTACCGTATAATGCATGGGCTTGAAGTGCATCGTCAGTGTGTCAATCTCAATCGTAAAGGTCCATTGCCCATGCTTCGTCAGTGGGTCTTTCGGATCTGTGGTATCTTTCCACATCGACGTTAGCCTTTCTTTTTCAGGAGTTGGTACGCTCTCCGCATATTGTTCAAGTCCCTGATGAAGGTCTGGTCATACTTCGGACCCACAGGGTTGCGGTCTTTGACCAGTGCTCCGGTATCGTGGTACAGCCAATTCATCGCCGACAGGAACCCGGATTCTAGGGTTTTGGCGATCTGCTGCAGCTGGAGATTATCCAGCTCGTGTTCTTCCCTCGTGTTCCGTTGATTCTCCATTCTCTTCTCCTTATCCCCAATTCATCGACCGTAGCACCAATGTTACCTGTCCCTCAGGGACGATGGCTTCACAGGTGGAGTACGCGGGATCTCTCCAGATCCGTGAGCATTCATCGCCTTTATGGTTCTCTGCGACTTTCCTGGCGTCCTCTTCCGTCAAGGCTCGAACCACGAGACCATCCATTTCATCGTACCACGGCACTTCAGCTCTATCCCTCCGTTTCAGTAACCAGAGCATCGGTTGACTCCTTTTTCTCAAATTTCACTTTCCCTGCTGCATAGTTCAGGCATTTCGTATGGTACGCAATGTCTTCAGTCGCTTTCTTAATTGCCCTCCGGTGATAGGCTGCGTTCGCGTTCCAAGACTTATTCCGGTTCACCTTGTTCTTGTAGTGATTCGCTTCCCTCTCCTTCTCTGCTGCATCCAGCTCTGCAATCTTCGCACGGCAGGCCTCTTCCGTTCCAAATAAGGAGTCTTCCTGCTGCAGATAGTAACTGCCTTCATGTCCAAACTCTTCCTGTACCCTGTATTGGACTTCATTCTTCTTGTTCACTTCCACACCAACCACGATCATCGGGACAGGGTAGACCGTAGGGATATGGCGAATCAGATACCCAGTGGACTCTTGGTACCCAGGTCCGCATTCATCGCATTTAATCGAGTGCGTGTCTCCATTCCCTAATGTCAGTATGAGAAACCGTTCTCCATTGCAGTCTGGACAGGTTTCTTTTTGTGTGGTCTCTGAGGTCCGTACGTTCCAGACCTGTTGACCAAGCGAGTATTGTGTCTCAATCATATTGTGCCTTTCATCGGACTAAATGATACCACAGTCCGCCAAGTCCATAGAAGTATATGGCGACATCAATCACAATCGCCGCCAAGACAAGGAGAATCGTTCCTGGTGATGCCTTCATGTCGTTCATAATCAGAAACAGTAGGCCGGTCATCGTTCAACTCCTTTCATGTTCCAAACACGTAAGAGAGTGTGACTCCCAGGCCTATGCACCAAAAGCCAAGGTCTGCAATCACTCCGGCCACCACAATCGCTCGCTCGAACAGTTCGCCAGGGAGAGACCGGATTCGTGTCTCAATGTTCTCATTCAGAAGTAGATCCAGAATTTGCTCTCGTGTCATGCTGTCCCCTTTGTCTCCGGTAATGGTTGTGCAATGCTCGGCACCGAAAGCATGTTTTCATGGCAACCGGTGTTTTCCTCGGTCCTTCACACATGAGAAATTGACAGGCAACCCGTTCCAGACACTGTATCAGATCGTCATAGATGGCTTGCTCGGTCTTATTCATCGCATCAGTTCCTTTGCTGAGTGGACCCATGCCCCGGCACCATTCCAGGGATATTCCCCGGTATCAGTCGCATAGTCGTATTGGTCTTCAATCTTCTGCACCATCTGAGACAGTAAGGGAGTGGCATCAGACCGGCACTTCAAGGTAGACTCCATTTCCGCCGCCCAATCGACAACATCTTCCCGGTAATCCGAGTCAATGAGAATTTCTTCAATGAGTAATTCAATCGCCTGTGTACGATGTACCATTATTCCCTCACCATTTGCACCATAAGCCAGAGTATACTGAGTGAAAATGAGACTGTCAAGACTTCCATTGTTCTTTTGCTCCTATTCTATAAGAGTGACAGAGAAAGGAATCGAACCTTTCAAGCCAAAGGTAGCGAACCCTTGTTGTCAAGTGTTTCTTAGCTCTTGACGCTCGGCAACCAGCCCCCACCGTATTTTTCTCTCAACGCTCAACCCCTTTATCGTCATCCCTCAGGATTACTTGACAGGTCCCCTCAAAAATATTTGACTGACTTGTTCCGGTAACATCCCATATTCGCTTTTGAAGATCCGCAAGGCATGGGCTTTGTCTGCTGCCTTGACTTCCTGGTCAAACTCCATCCCCTGGAACCTGTACACTATTAAGAACGTACCCCTTTCTCCGGTTGCGTCCCTAGACCCATCGCCCATACAACATCATCCAGGAAATAGACTGTTTCCCCGCTGAATAAATACATGACCAAACCAACCAGGTTTTCCCCTTCATACACGTTATACAATTGCCTATACACCTTCGTAGGAACAAGTACAGGTTTCCAGATACTTTTTGCTTGGCCTGCTGCTGCAATATACTCTTGTTCGGTGACCGGTCTCATGTTTTAACCCTCCTTATGAACTATATAACACCTTTATCGGCCTGCTGCTGGAAAACTTGACAACCCTGCCGATGTACGTAGTTACCATTACGCAAAAACCTTGACTTCAAGGTAAGGTCGCTGCTGCTGCTGAGTCCCGTTTAGGACCTGGAAGTCTGTTACGCTGTAACAAAATGGGCATATACCCTGTTACAACTATATTTACTGTTTTCTCCGGGTTACTACGTAGCGTAAAAATGACACGTTACAAAGCCTGCTGTTACACTTTTAGAAAGTCGTTTAAAATCCCCTACTTACATAGGTGAGTGTAACGGTATAGGTGTTACACCTAGGGTCAACTACTTACTGCCTTTATTTCCCTTTGGAATCAAGAGGAATGCCAAGGGGACAGTAGGGACAGTAGGGAAGTTGAGCCATAATTACATAGAAATTATTTCTGTTTGTAACACCGTTACACGATTTTTACAAATGAAAATATGACACTCTTAAATATTTAATATGTCTATATGCGTAACAGTGTTACAAAGTAACAAACTACTATAGGCAAAATGGCGCAAGCTTCGGACCCTGTTTTAACACCCGGTTAAAGAGGTCAAGGTTACCCGGTAAATTTCTACAAACTTGTCGAAGTGATAGACTGCAGCAACCAAGGATAGTAGGAAATAGGTATACAATACAATTTTGGCTAATTTTAACATGGTGACGATTCCTTTCCAGTAAAAATTTAAACGGTAGTGTTTCAAATTTTAAAAATTTTCCGTCTCTGCTGCTGAGTACCTTAGGCTTGCATACCTGCTGCTGCAGGGAAGTTATGCAAGTCTGCTGCTGCAGATATCCCGGTACGTTGATCTTACATAAATTACATTAGTAAAAATTCCTTACATGAAAGTTCTTAGTGAGAAACCTTTACCTTAAACTCCCTAATGAAAATGATCTAGTGTGAAATACTTAACCCATATAATTTCTCCTTTCTTTTCAGTAGGTAATACATTTGACCCTTAATTTCACTGTAAAGGCCTATTCCTTGAGACTTCCCTATAACCCTTGCCTTGATACCTGTTTCCTGTTTCTCATGCCTTAAAACCTATCCTTGTTGAGAATTTCCGGGTTCAATCCCCGACATACTGCAGACCTTTACACTGTACACAACCAAGGAAATACCTAGTCAATTTCATCTAAGTATTTTTCATTGTGTGCAAACTGGTCTACAAGGTCCCTTTCCTTTACGTGATTATACTTATCCCATTTTTCGTGTTTGTCTGGTCTTTTTTGGTAAAGCGTACCTATCCCTCTTGATAGGCTTGACTGACTACCTTTTTACCCTTGTAGCATCGTATCAGGGAAAGGAAAGCAAACCCTATTTATTTCCTTTTGGTCTTTTGTCATGGTCAACCCTTTCCTTAGTCAATCGCATAAATTTTATAAGCTTCGCATTCTCTGAGAATTTGATAATTTAAATGGATGTTTCCTTTTCCCTTGTCCACTACAATATAAATTTTTCCGGTTTCCTGAAGTCCACACCTTACGCGTATTAATTCCTCTTCAATCCTTGCTTTGTAGTTCGGTATCCCTTCAATGTTTTCTATCAATACACTCCCACGTAACAGACCTTTTCCCTTGAGATACTTTTTCCCTTTGCTTAGTGTTTCCTTCATTGTGCAACCCTTTCAATCTGGACAAGGAAAGTTGATTGAATAACCTTTCTCTGCCGATGCCCTTTGACTCTCAAGCCCACAATGTAACCCTTTCTATCCTTAAACCTAAGGTCTGTTAGATCCCCGTCTAATACCGGTTTCCCCATGAATTTTTTCGGTAAAGCTTTTCCCTTGCCTATCCCTGCAAAAGGTACCGCAATATTAATGCCTCTTGCTCCTATAACTTCGCATGACTCTTGATTATTGCCAGACCATGAAAAGGTAACATCATAATTTTTTATTTCATGGGATTCTAAGGCAATTATCGGGTTTTTTGTATAGTCATAAAATTGAAGCTTAGGAAACCATGCGAAAATGTTTTGACCTTGATACTTGAGTTTTGACCATCGTATATCAGAGGTACCATTCAGGCGAATACATAAAGTCAAATTCAATTTTGTAGCAAGCTTTTCATAAGAAACAATTTCTTGCATCATGCAGTAAAGAAAATTTACCCTGTCCGATAAAAATCTATCGGTTTTCTTTATCCTTGCCTTTTTGACACTTGGTAATACATCGGACAATCCGCTAGAATTCAAACAATAATCCCTACACTCTGCAGAGGAAAACGGGCAAAGGTCTACACCTTGTGAATTCAACGTGCTAGGCGATAAATGGAGAATGAGTGTCAAGTATCCTTTCTTTTCTCCCTTAAGTGTTTTCGTGTTTCCCCGTGAAAAGATACCATGTCTTTTTGGTTGTATCTCCATTAAGGTTTTTTCCTTTCTACCTCTGAGAAAATACATTCCTTCAATGTTCCACCTTTTGTATACATATACATAATTTCCCACTTTGTACCCTGATCTTCATAGAAGATATTTAGACCATTAAACAGATCTAGCATTCTGTTTCTAAAATCTGTTTCACTCTCATTTGAAGTCCTGGATTTTACCACTCTTGAATATTTCTTTTTTATCATTCTCCGGTTGTCCCTTCATATGACAAGGTGATTTTATATCTCAGTAGATTTTTTGTCAGATCATACACATTAAATTTTTTCTTGATATTATCCATTACAATCCAGTTTCTTTTCATTCTTGAAGGTCTGATAAAGTCAAGCTTTAAGAGTACCTTATTATCGGTTTCCACTTTAAAACAGTAGTGAAATTTGATTGATTTTTTCCTCATATCATCCCCTTACTTGTATAAAGAATCATACCCTGATCGACCATAGCCTTTATCTGGATTTTCAGGCGATGGCCATTTCATAACCTTGACTTTTTCAATTTCTCCATTTGACTTTTTTATTTCTTTGACTTCGTAGTTTTGTTTTTCCATTGTAGTTTCTCCCTTGTGTGAGTGGTTGCCTTTCATGTTTATATTATTGGCATGTTTCCATTTTACTTGACAAAGGGAAAGGGTAAAATTGAATTGATTCTTTTTTGAATGATTTTTTCAACGTCTGAGTAAGTATAACTCGGATCACCATAACAAGGAAACTCAAGAATGCTATGGTGGAATCGGTCAATCCTTTCTCCGGTTGAAAATTTCTCATGATAAAACCCGTTTTTATTGTAGTGAGCAATGAACCCGAACATCATAGAAAGTCTTACGTAGAACCACTTATAGAAAAGTGTTTCTTTACATCCTGACTTGATGAACCTTTCAAAGTGCTTTAAGAATTTTTCTTTATCTTCTACGGTACTCCATTGCGTAGCAGTTAACATTTTTTATTTTCCTTTTCAACCTTGAGTATGTAAAATTGACTCAAGCTTTCATTGTCGTTAAAAGTATCTCGCAAGTGTTCATAACAACCGGTTCCTAGGTCTTTTGCTTCGCTTTCATTCTCTGCCTTAACAAGAAATTGAAGATTGATAATATAGTTTTTCATTTTTCCCTTTCACGATACTTTTTTGATCAAGTCGTTTTCCATTGTAACCGTAGCATACCACGTTCTTTTGGTATAGGGACAGGGACCAACAACCGGAAATTTTCCATTGCTCTGATACTCTGCATTGAATAGACTGGTTTCCACATAACGTAAGCTTTTTCCAATACTGTTTTTCAGGTCTTTTTTAGTTTGATAACTTGCCCCCATCATAGCGTTATATCCTTTCTTGATAAGTGATTAGATAGGCACTGCATTCAAAATAAGATCCCTCAAAAACCTTTTCCCCTGTACGCGTATCGACTACTTTATGGTTTGCTTCAAGGTCTGATATCAGGGAAAATTTAAACCTTCGTTTAATGTACATTTTTTCCTATCTCCATTGCCCGTTGATAAGAATCAAACCTTTTGCTTTTCCTTGTCGGAGATTGATTGCTAACCGGATCAAGAAAACTGCTTTGTCAAGGTTTGAATAATCCATTTTCATTTCTCCCTTTTTGTTTATCCCCTCTTGCATACTTATATTATCGGCAAGCTTAGAAAAACCTTGAGTATTCTTTTTTCTTTCTTTTTTGAAATTTTCTAGCCCATGCCTTTGACAATTCTTGAGAAGATCCTACGATATCAGTCAATATCAAATTTCCCTTATTATCTACCATTACGTTACGCTTGCAGAGGTCAAGGAAAATATCATCGGTGTAGTTTGCCATCATGTCTATAAGGGTTTTCAAGCTTTCCTTGAGGTCTTCTGATAAGTCTTCACTCTTTTCAATGGCATTGATACAGGTAGGGAAACAGTCATATTTTCTCAGACTGAGATACTTAAGGGTTTTTTCTACTGCTTTGTAATCTTCCCATGCCCTGGAATGTTTTTTCATGAGTTTTTGATATAAGGGCATCTTATACGCTTGATATTCGCCGATATCACTCAATCTTTCCATTTTTGGGATATGTTTTTCCCCTTGGCAAAATGCCCCCATACACTCCTTCGCATTGTCGTTAGTCAGTATTATAACTTCAGTTTCCGATACCTTGAAGACTTTAGAAAATAATCCCTGTCCAATCTGGTTTTTCTTGTCAAGTCTTATATGGTCTTCTACTGTCCAGTATGGCATGGTGTTTTTCTCCTTTCCTTGTTGCGTATATTATCGGCAGTCAACCGGATAACTTGACTTAGTATTCAATGTTTATTGAATAATGCCCTATTACATTCCCGTTAAGGTCCCAAACCTTACCATCAAGCTTTCCTTTCTTCATAAGCTTGATAATTGATTCAACGGTTTCTATAGCAGTTTCAACCGGAGTATTTAAAAAATAATCATTCCCCATAGAAAACTCAATTTTTAACATCGTTATTTTCTCCCTTCATTTCACTGTCAAATAAATAAAGCTTTGAAGAAATTTCTTGCAGGTTGACACCTTCAAAAACCCTGTATTTATGATCGTATTTTGTGCTAGCTTGCCATCCCCTGTTATACTTTTGGATCTTCCAAACCTTACCGGCACTATATCCCACGTAATCCCCTGGATTGAAATAACTTTTGTCAATGTTCGGATAATTTCTCATTCTGTATCCCATGGTGTTTTTCTCCTTTTGTTTTTTCCTTGTTGTTTATCTTATCGGTATCCTACGGAAAACCTTGACAGGTGTCAAGAGTTATTTTTAAATTATTTTTTCCTTGACCTTTAATAATGATAGCAAGAATCGTGCCTATGGTGCGCGCCTTCCTACTGCAGCGAATTTGCAAAACAACCTTACTGTCTTCTACTTACGTATTTCATACTACATACTTCATACTACGTATTTCCCTATTACATATAACTACATACGCCATAATTTCATAACGAGTCTTCGCTTGCAAGTCCTGTGCCTATCTTCCCATGCAAGACTTATGCCCGGTTCTAACCTACTGTCTTCTACTTACATAATCTTCCCTACGTATTTACCCTATCTACTTAAGTAGTTTACTCTATGAGCGTTTCCGCTCTATGCAACAACTATACCATGTGGTAATTTCGTGTAACATGTAACAACGTGATGCAAGTACACAACAGTAGGTGCGGTATCGCTCAGTGTCGATTATCCTTACTGGCGTTTACTGGCATGAATAGTGCATTAGAATAACAACGTACACTAACTTACATGATGAATATCATATAATATCATATATATCAATACATTATGACATAACGTATAATAATGGAGATCATTATTATGTAGTCGGATTATTATATAGGTGTTATTATATAGTTTTGTATGGTAATATACACGAATACACAACATAATGTAGTAACGTGCATCAACGTACATTAACAGAGGGGAAGGGAGTGTTCAAAATTCCGACAGGTACCCCCTATCACCTATACCTGCCTCCTTGCCAAACTACCGAAAAATTAAAAGGTTTTTGTGTTTACAAGAAAGTACCTACGTGGATACTTGACTTTTCATTGTAGTAGACTTATCTTTATAGGGTACAAAAATTAAGGAGGAAGTATGGCAAGCGTATTGGAAAGATTTTTAAGAAAAGTTGTAAAAGGGGGTAATGAAGACGACTGTTGGGGTTGGACAGCATGCAAGAACGACTATGGACATGGGCTACTGTTTGCATGGGGAAGAACAGAAGGTGCCCACAGAGTATCGTATAGGCTCTTTAACGGCCACATCCCTACTGGCGCATGTGTTAGGCACACCTGCGACAATGGGCCTTGCTCAAACCCAAAGCATTTGATATTGGGGACATCTCATCAAAATGTCCAAGACAGAGTAGAAAGAGGAAGATCAAAGGGCGCAACAAGGAAGTCCTCAGGAAATGTAGAGAAGATAACAAAAGAGCAAAAAAGAGTTATCTTTGAAGAGTTTAGACATGGTACATCGCTCTTCAGGTTAACAAAGAAATTCAACTTAACAGAGTGTGAGGTTATTGATATAGTTCACGAGACGGCGTAAGTAACAACCTCAGGTTGTCAAATCAGGATAAATTTAAACCAGGCATCATAAGCTAAAAACGACTGAGCCGATTAAGCTAATTATTCGGCTCACCCCCTACTGATCTTACTGACTCCTGCGGAGTTTGGGTGATGTCTTAGCTATTTAGACGTATATTTCACCATAACTATGCGTTATAACGTATAAAACGACAGTATGCGGCAAACCGTATAACTACGTAGTAGAGAAAATAATTCACTAAGGGTATTGACTTAGGAAAAATCATCACTATCTGTATAGGTACGGACAAATTTGCCCGGAGATGAATATATTGTACACGATACATTCTTGGACAAAAAAGTATCGTTTACGATAACAGAAAATTGCACAGTAACTTTCGAAATGTTATTGACAACGTCCGAACATTGTGGTATACTTTATGCATGCGTTGTGAACCTCAGCATTTCTGGATGAAGGAATAGGGGTAAACATTGTGATACACCAGCCGAGTTTGGTTCCATCTACAGTCTCTGTAGATGGTGAGCTTCGCAACGCACCATATCTGAAAAGAATAACGTGAGGGGAACATTGTGGGAAAACGTGGGCCAGATCTACAGCCGCGAAAAAAGAGAACAGACATCACGTCAAAGAAGGAGTCGCTCACCGACAAGAACGCCTTGATGAAGGTGCTCCTTGACCTTCCGTCGAAACGATCACCGGAAGAAGAACAATTAGAGGAAGAGTTAGACGATCTATACAACGTCAGGCTTGAGACAGAAGAGATGACAGATACGACCCTGACGAAGAGGGATCGGGATATGATACTCCGCATGGCGTCCTACCAACTGACGGCACGAGAAATTCAATCCATCCTGCAAATCCCGCAGGCGAAGTGGGATAACAGTTTACTGATACAAGATGCGTTTCAAAGGGGACAGGAAATCGGAAAAGCGACACTGAGACGATTACAATGGGCTACCGCTCAACGGAATCCTATTATGCAGATCTTCCTGGGCAAACAGTATTTAGGACAGGCGGATCGTCACGAAGTGACAAAACCTGTGGGGGAACCGGTTGATGACCGACAAGGATTCGCGGATAAACTCAAGAACATTATTGACGTTACGCCAACGAGAGACGTTCCTGGAATCCCTGACACCGGGGGAGAGGGAAGTCGCCAGATATTGCTGGCACCTGTGGGCGAGGGACAGTCAGATAGCCCCGACGAGGGAGGAATGGCTCAATCTCGAGACGACAATCAAACTAATTAGAGAATGGCACGAAGACCCACTGCATAAAGGCCAACGGTTCGAAGAATCGTGGAGAACATGGCTGTTTATGGCTGGTCGAGGATCTGGAAAGACTCGCTCAGGCGCGGAGTGGTGCAGAGAACAAGTGGAAGAACACGGTATCTCGAGAATCGCTCTGGTCGCACCGACCGCAGCGGACATTCGCGATACGATGGTCGAAGGAGAATCAGGAATTCTGGCTTGTAGCCCATCATGGAACATGCCGGTCTATCTCAGTTCGAAACGAAAAGTGGAATGGCCGAATGGAGCCACCGCCATGATGTACTCAGCAGAGGAAGCGGATCGTCTCCGTGGACCTCAGCACGAGAAAGCTTGGTGCGATGAGTTGACCTCGTGGGCAGATCCCGGAACATGGGACATGCTTCTGTTCGGATTACGATTAGGCAAGAATCCGCAATCGATGGTCACGACGACGTCGAAAATCGGGCATCGCCTCCTGAAGAACATTCTGCAAGATCCCTGGACCGTTCGCACGAAAGGGCACACGTTTGACAATGCCGCAAACCTCTCCTCACAATTTATCGAACATATCCGTAAAAAATATGAAGGTACGAGACTCGGACGGCAAGAGCTTGAGGGAGAGTACTTGGATGAAGGCACAGGCGTTCTCTGGTCTGATGAGATGTTCATCCGAACGGACGCGAAAGACCTCGATATGGACAAGATTGTCCGTGTGGTGGTCGCAATTGACCCAAGTATTACCACTGGAGCCGAAGGAGCCGAAACTGGGCTTGTGGTTGTCGGAAGAGATGACGACATGCATGGGTATGTCCTCGCAGATCACAGTGGACACTACTCACCGAACGGGTGGGCAGAAAAAGCCATTGACCTCTATAAAGCATACAACGCGAATAAGATCGTGGCAGAGGTGAACAACGGGGGAGACATGGTGCTCAACACCATTCGCAATATTGATCCTGGAGTTGCCTGCAAGAAAGTCGTGGCGACACGAGGCAAACGCATTCGTGCCGAGCCGATCAGCATGCTCTACGAACAAGCCAGAGTCACACATGTTGGGAACCTGAAGAAACTGGAAACCCAACAAATCGACTTCAACCCTGAAGAAGCGAACAACCTGATGGACAGGGTCGATGCGCTTGTGTGGGGTCTGACAGAATTGATTATTAACTCATCAGAGGTCAGGATACGATCCATATGAACATCCTTAGAACAGGATTGCAGAATGCCCTGACGGTATTCAAAAAGATCCCGACAGTCTTCCGCATGTCCGATAATGAATTTGCAACCGGTGGCGGACGTGTCGCACGAATTTTTGGTGGCGCAGCCGGGAATGTGGAAGATTACTCAGAAGTCTACTCCACGCATGTATGGGTGTTCGCAGCGGTCAACGCCATCTCGCGAAACATCTCAGGTGTGCCGTTCGTGTTTCAGACAGCGAAAGGAACCGCGAAAGATAGCCATACGTTCACGGACCTGTTCGAACGACCGAATCGATGGCAAGGGTTCGGACAATTCATGGAATCATTGATTTCCTGGTGGCACATGAACGGGGAAGTGATGATCGTCATGCGCCGGAACAGTTCCAGCGAAGTGCCGAAGGAAATGGCTGCAGTGGACAGCTCACAGTTTACGCCGATCCTGAGTGAAAGCACCGGAAGACTCCTGGGATGGAAAGTCGAGAACGAAACTGGTATGCCGACGATCTACCAGCTCCATGAGTGCATCAAGATTAAATTTTGGAATCCGAATGATGAGTGGTTGGGCCTGAGTCCCATATCTGCCGCATCGCAAGGGATTAAGCAAGATTTCGTGGCCAACACGTACAACACCGAATTTTTCAGAAATTCAGGATCTCCGAGCGGAGTGATTGAAATCGAACAGAACTTGACCGACACAGAATTCGAACGTCTGGTCAGACAATACGAAGATCGACACGGTGGAGCGCAAAACGCTCACAAGATGTTGATCCTGGAAGGTGGGGCACAATTTAAACCTACCGTCTTCACGCAGAAGGATATGGAGTTCCTCGAACAAAAGAAATGGAACAGAGACGAAGTCCTCGCTGCCTACGGGATTCCAAAATTAGAAGTTGGAATTATCGAAGAAGGGGCGAACCTCGCAGTTATTAAAGTGCAGTCCAGAGAATTCTGGCTCAAGAATCTCATCCCGAAGATGAAGATGATTGAGTGGGCACTCTGGTCACAGTTGTTCTCGCAGATCAATGGCGGTCGAGTGTGGGCAGAATTCGATACGAGTTCTATTGCCGCACTGCAAGATGAATTTCACGAGAAGGTCAAGACTGCAAGATCCTTGCTTGAATTAGGGTATCCGGCGAACCAGATCAATAAGCGACTGGATCTTGGGATGCCAACAAATCCCTGGCAAGATGCCGCGTTTATGCAAGTGAACATGTCAAGCATCAGTGTGGATGAGGATGGAACAGTCATTCCGATCAACATGCTGACCCCGGTGCAAGATCCATTCAATAAACCCGCAACTGGAAAGGTGAGGGAAGAATCACCAGGTGCAGCCGTGAAACCGGCTCCAGCTCCAAAACCGGTTACTGTCGCTACTGACACGACCTCGAAAGATTTGGAACTGCTTGAAACCAAGTTGAGTGCGTTTCTCTTCCGGCAACGCGTGAGACAACTCAAAGCCCTTGAGAAAAATGGCACAGCTGTCTTGGACAATCTCACAGAGCAAATCAAGTTAAAGAACTATCTCAGTGAGCGAGGGGTTCAGGTCAATGCCTCGGACCTCCAGAATCTCCTGTACAACGAAGTCACGAGGATTGCGGTTGTCCATCGAGGTCAGAAAGATCTGATTATCAACGAAACGAAAAAGTTGTATAACAAGGTCGGCAAGGCCCTGCCTGAATTGGTGAAAGCGTTACACAAACGTCACATTTCTAAAGAACATGAGGATATGAATGCCTAACCTTTTTAACCAACCTGTACAATCCGTGTTCACGGCGACCATGAAGAAAATGGGAGACGAGTCCAGGATTATCCGTTTTACTGGAACCCTGTCGTCTACTGACAGAATGGGTGATGTGATTGAGACCGCTGGATGGGATCTCAAGAATTTCGTCAAGAACCCGGTATTCCTGTGGGATCACAACCCCAGTATGCCTCCCATCGGAAAAGTGTTGAAAGTCGAACATACCTCGACTGCGCTCGTTTTCGACGTCGAATTTGCGAGAGCGGACATTAATCCGTTCGCCGATACGATTTTTAAATCCTACGAACAAGGGTTCCTCTCCGCAGTCTCTGTGGGGTTTATCCCGAAGAAAGTCGAACTCATTAAGTCGGCTGAAGGGGAAATGACTGGATTCCGGGTTTCGGAACAAGAGCTACTCGAATTGAGTGCCGTCTCCATTCCCGCACACCAAGACGCCCTGGCCGCAAGTCTCTTCAAGAAATCTCTTGATGAAGAGATGAGGAAAGTCCTGATGCAGAAAGTGTCAGCAAAAGAACAAACTGCGATGGTAGGACTAGACCAGTATTTCGAAACCTTAGAGAAAGACCTAGATTTAACGACTGTGGTAAATGAAGAGGATGACCCTATCATGAAAGAACAATTGGAAGCCTTGCAAAAGCAAGTTGATGCATTGACAGCAGAAGTGAAAACACTCATTTCCCTTCGGGAGACTGTGGAACTCTCAAGGGGAGTGGTTGATACGCTCAACAAATCCATTGTGGCGATGTTGAGCAAAACAGATTCGAACCCTGATCTCAAGTCAATCGTTGATGGTCTTGGCGATAAGCCGAAAGACGGTCCTGATATGACTCCTGTGAACAAGGCCATCGAAGCACTCATGGGCAAATTAAATGGAACGACAGTATTCACACCTAAAGGAGATAAGTAAGATGGACGAGAAAGTACTAGCTAAATTGGCTGAGATTTCTGAAGCAATTGAAAAGAAACTCGCCGAAGGCGAAAAAGTGTTCAAAGATGCCGACGGTCGAGTGAAGACCTTGGAAGATCAATTGGCTGAAGTGAAAGCCAAGTATAAAGAACTCGATGAGTCGATTACCGCGAACAAATGGCGGAACGTGCCTGGTGTCAACGACGGGAAAGACAAAGACAAGTTCAGCCTCTGCAAGACGATCAACGCGATTGCGACGAAGTCTTGGAAAGATGCCGGATACGAGAAAGAAGTCATTGACGCGGCCATGAAGCAGAAAGATATGTCCGCTGGCGTGGATACAGCCGGTGGGTATTTGATTCCTGCTCAAGCGATCCAATCCGTGATTGAATTGCTCCGGGCCGACCTGGTACTCGAAGCCCTCGGCGCAACGATGCTGATGGATCTCCGTGGCATTCCTGTCGAAATTCCGAAACACACTGGCGGATCCAGCACCTTTTGGGTGGATGAGAACGCCACAATCGATTCCAGTGACTTGACGCTCGGTCAAGTGTCCTTGAATCCCAAAGGTCTCGGTTCCATCGTGAAGTTGAGCAACCGACTCCTGAAACTCTCCGTGCCCTCCGCGGAAGCTCTGATTCGTCAGGACATGGCCCGTTCGATGGCAGAAGCCCTCGATCTAGCCGGTCTCCGTGGAACAGGCGTGGCTGGTCAACCGCTCGGGATTGCCAATCAAGTTGGGATCTCCACAGTGGACTTCGCCGCGACAACTGCCGCAGCCGGGTACCTGACTAATCCAGGTTGGGAACAAATCTACGACATGGAAGGGAAGTTGGCTGATGCCAATGCCTTACGTGGCAAGGTTGGATTTGCCTTCCATCCGAACTTCAAACGGAATCTCTCCAAGGTTCGTGTCGCGGCTCATACCGCTGATGTGAACGATGGGAATTTCGTGTTACATCCGGTGACTGATGCTCAGCTTACCGCCCTGTTGGGCTATTCCTTCAAGACGACCACACAGATTCCTGTGACATTGGGCGGGTCCAGTAATAAGACAGAAGTGTACATGGGCAACTGGGCCGATATGATCATTGCTCAATGGGCTGGGATGACCCTGCTGGCTTCACAGGAAGCTGGAACGGCCTTCGCCACCAACCAAACATGGGTGCGGATGATCACGGATGTTGATATCGCTGTTCGCCATCCTGAAAGCTTCGTGCTTGGGACAAATGTGGCCACAGTGATTGAAGCGAACCCTGCCAGCTAATAGTAGCTGACATCACAAATATACTTGTGTACGACCAAAACGAAAATTTTTTGGTCGTACACTATTACACGAAAACAACTCTTAAGGAGATTTCTTAATGGCTAAGTATGACGATATTCAAAACCTGTACAAAGTGACAGCGCTTGCCGGGGACGCCATTTCAGCTGGAAAATCCAGCCCTGGCGTGGACTGCAAAGCCTACGAGCAGGCGATGGTCATTCTCAAAACTGGGACATTGGCCCTGAATAACGTGACCACATTGACCCTTCAACATTCTGATGATAATGGCGGTGCCGATGCCTACGCCAACATCACAGGGGCTTCTATTGTTCTTGCTGACTCAGATGATGACGCGATCTTCTACGGGAAACTTCGACTGAATGTGGCCGCCATCAAACGCTGGGTGCGGATCCACGTGGTCTCAGCGACGGCTGCGGGCGAATATGGAGCGGTCTTGCTTGTCGGGAACAAATCCGGTGAATACCCGGTTGACGTGAAGACGTTATCCTTTAACGTTCTGAACGTGGCGTAAGTAATAGTGTGGGTATGGGCCTCTCAATTGTGGGAGGCCCTCTACAATTTACTGCAGGTGACATATGGCTGTTCAACCACCTTTTACCGCCACCATCACGGGTGAAGGTATTCACGAAATTAGACCTGATATTTCTCATACAGACTTTGAATATCAGATTGTCTCTATGAACGTCACGAATAAAGATAAGCCAGTTCGACTCTCCCTGTTAGAAGGAACTCAGCGTCGATGGTCAGGCGATCTTCCAAGGAACTCATCAATCGAGATTGATTTTGGACCTCTGGCGTGGCGGTTAAAAGGAGGGGTTGCGTTGAATGCTGAAATAGAAGGTAAAAAAGCTATTACCACTATCAACCTACTTAACTATTCGACAATACGGTCATAACAAATAAGGTAGCCAAATGAACATATTTAAATTATCCCTACTGTCCTTACTGTTATCACTACTCTCACTCCCTGTTCTCGCGAATGCTCAACAAACCGTGGAGAATACGGTCTGCAACGAACGATCATCGCTTATGTGGGCAATGGGAACCGAAGACGACTTGGACATGTACAGAGTTTATATGTCGACCTCTCCGATAACAGAGAAACTCACAGAGAATATTTTCCACGAACTTAAGGTTGCTGATCTTGATGTGGTCATTGATTCAGAAGGCAATGCCTCCGTCACAGAGTCCTTACCGGCAATGCCTCATGAAGGTCCGTCCTATTTTCGACTAACTGCAATCGACGTCTCTGGAAATGAGAGTGACATGAGCAACGAAATCGGCTGTACCTTTGACATGATTCCAAATGCCCCGGTGATTCAGCTCCACTTATCGAAGTAAGGAACGACAGGATGCGACTCTACGATATCGAATCAAAGTTCACCACGACAGAGTTCGCATGCCCATGCGGATGCGGATTTGGCACCAAGCCAGAAGACATTGACCGGAGATTGGTTGACAGGCTAAACATCATGAGAATGCTTGTCGCCCGGCCATTGACGATTACCTCAGGAGCCAGATGTGCGGCATATAACGCATCGGTAGGGGGAAAACCGTTGTCTGCACATCTTCCTCATCATGATACGAGACAATGTCGTGCAGCCGATATCCTTGTTAGAAGCAGCGAAGAGCGAACTGAAATGGTTCAACTCGCTTATGCGGTCGGGTTTACAAGACTAGGGTTCGGTCCAAATTTTTTACACGTCGACGTGGCCTGGGATCTTCCATCCCCTGTCGCGTTTATGTACTGAGGGGGAAATATGGTTCCTGTATGGGCGATTCCAATTATCGTGCAGATCGGTTCTAAGCTCATCGATCTCGCTTTTAAGAAGATCGAAAAAATTGATTGTCCCGAGAAACAAGCGAAGGTCATGGATAAGATTGAAAAGAATGATAAGAAAGCGCAATTGAAAAAAGAGGAGGCCGATCACGATGGGTACTAAATTATTTGGGCTTCTGTGCAGTGCAGTACTCGCATTTGCACTCACACTCCCTGGATGTATGACAATGCCGGATGGGTCAAGTGAGCCGGATTACACCATGATTGAGTTTGGAGCCGTTGCAGTATTTACCGTGCTTATTAATGAAACAAAGGTGTCAGATGAGAAGGTTTTGGAGGCATACCGTGGTCTCTCTAATCTTGAGAGCACTTTGCAGTCGATGATTGATTCTGGTGAGCCGTTAGACTTGGCTATCGTCGATCAGATGTTGGCGAACGCTGTTCCTGTCGAATATCAGGCACTCACAGCCATGGGGAGCAAATTGATCCGGCAACGGGCCAAATTGTACCTTGGAGAAAGTATGCCCGATGTCGATCTTGGGAAATATGCACTTGTCGGAAAGATTACAAAATCAGTTGTCTC